GTACCGGTTACCGTGATATTTCCTGATGTTCCAGTTATAGAAGTAACCGGAGAAATACCGTTTGACGCTTTAGTAATTCTACCTTGTTCGTCAACCGTAAATCCTCCGTAAGTATAACTTCCAGCCGTAACTAAAGTATTGCTTAAAGAAACCATACCGCTTGAAGTAATCGGGCCACCTGTTAACCCAGTACCGGTCGCAATTGACGTTACCGTTCCGCTATTTCCGGAAACCCAGTTTAAAAGCCCAATGCCGTCGGTAGATAATACCTGCCCCGCCACGCCCGTACTACTTGGAAATGTATAAACATTATTAGCACTCATACTTAAACTCGGCTGTAAAGCTAAGCTATATCCGTTTGCGTTCAAGTTTATATATGGTACGTCAGATACTCCGGTATTAGCAACCAGATCTATAGATGCACCAGTTATCCCTCCGCCTCCGTCTATATGTATAAACGGACGAGTTCCGTCATTTTTAGTCTGTATTTGAATAAAAGGACTAAACCCCAGATACTGCACCATTAAATTGCTAAGACCGGTCATGGAATTAGAACTATCGATAGTAATTGCGGTATTGAGTAATTTTCTACCGGTAATATCGGCATACACCGCTATTGCGGTTGCAGTAGAAGTTATAGGACCAAGCACATTGCCATAATCAATTCCAGCTATTGCGGTAGAAAGTACGCCCGTACCCTCAGTAACGGTATTTTTTAATAACCCGCTTGTTAAAGAACCTAAGTTTTGAGCATTTGAAACAGTCCCATCTTGGGTTGCTATTATATATTTTACCGTTTTTAAACTATTAACCCCGTCTTGAGCAGCATCTGCGGCACTTTGAGCAGATGATGCTGAACTAGCCGCCGCTGCCGCAGCCGTAACGGCAGCAGCGATTGCTATGCTAATCTGGAGACCTGCCAACGGTAATATAGTATACGGAGCCATTTCTAGAGTAAAATATGCCGTAGATGCAACTGCGGCTTCCGCTACCGCAGCAGCTTCCGCAGCGGTTATTTCTCCCTCTAAAGTTGCTACCTCTTCGGCTAAAGCCGTCGGCGTTACATAATCATCAACCACGGGAGTCGATCCGCCCGAGGCAATGCTAATTACTCCGCTTGCATCACTTTTAAGTATTCCACCAGGAGTTAATAACGCAAGAGCTTGCGCGTTAGGTAAATCTTCATCATTTTTTTGTAAAATATACGTGGCATCGCTAGGAGCTTTTCCCTTTATATCAATGAATGAAAGAATAGCCTCACCGTTTGTTGAGAGTATTTGTCCTTCCGTACCGTCTTCTAAAGGTAAACTCCAAGTCGTGCTTTTCGTCAATTCACCAGCTTTAAAGGCAACATAATACTCATTATCCGGATTACTCCATTTTAATATATTAGTTATAATATCTTCGCTATTGGTAATATTGCTAGAGTTAATTGTCGTGATATTGCCGGTTAGACTATTTAACGTATCAGTGTTAGTAGTAATAGAATTTACCGTTGTAATTGTTCCGAGTCTTGCTTCTAAAGTATCCGTTTGAACGTCTTTTGATTGGACGATATCCTCTACATAAACTCCACTACTATATATTGTATAAAGTTCGGCAGTTCCACCGTTAATAATAGGAGATAAGAGACTTTCACAGCTAATATCTTTAGCATACATATAATTAATAGGAGAGAGACCCTCGCCTCTATTGGCTAATTCTAAAAATGCAAATTTCTCTCTATCAAAATTAGGATTAAAATTGGTCATGTAGCTGCCCAAGGTAATCCGCGCAAGATAGCTAGTCTTTCATCGGGCGTTATTTTAGATATATCCCGACCCGCTAATGTAGGCAGATTTTCCGGCACACTTGGCGGATCGGTATATACAATATTATTAAGCTTTTTTAATGAAACTATAGTATCCGGTGCAGGTAGACCGCTCTCAAGCTCTAATCCCATCGGTCTTGGATTAATTACTACTTTGGGATCAGCTTTGACAAGTGGCGGCCTTGCTTGTTGGTTCGGAATATCTACAAACGGCCTCCCTACCATAAAACCTGTCCATACTAAAGAATTACCGCGATATTCCATTTGTTTAACTAAATCAGAGTGACTAAACCAAAAACCGGAGAAATCACAAACACCGACTGGCTCTTTTGAGCCTTTTCTAACATAAGAGCCGCGCATGCTATTAATTCTACTTATACTAATTGCCATATACCCCCAACGTTAAAGGTACTTCTACTGAATCTTTGACCACCGCTAATTGCATTGATTGCTCGTATTTATCGCTCATCATTTGAACTTTATCTGGCGCATACTTAATAGCTAACATTTCCGCCAAGCCGTATACAAGAGGCTGATAAAATGAACTCTGAATATTGATTGATTCAGTATAAGAATTTACCGTCTGTATCATTTGCTGCGCAGAATAAAACATACAATTATACATAAGACTCGGAGTTTGCCAGATAGTTATAATAGGATCTATTTGATAGTTTACGTAGTAGACCGTAGGACGACCCAACATGTTCTTCTTCGGATATGTTAAATACTCATAACGACTTATTTCCGTCATCGTAGTATCGGTAATAAAGTTATTAAAATATATTGCCTGAATATTAAGTATTGCGCCGCCCGTCTCTTGTATCCGATAAAATTGATAAGCTAGTATATTATCAATGTTAAACCATTGATTTACTCCTTTAATAAAAGATAATTTTCCTAATTCTCTTAATATATCCCAATCATCTTCAAGTGCGGTATTAGAACCTTGAATGCTAATTGTATAATCTTCGTCAATATTGGAAGTGATGCCGACAAAAGTTATTATTTGAGGAGTATTAGCATCATACCCATAACCGATATCTCCGTTCTGATCAGTTTCAATACAAGCTGTTTTAGGATCAGCATCAAAAGCATTAGCTGCAATTCCTGAAGATGAAAATGGCGTGCCTAATAATTGTCTAATAGAAGTTCTAAGTTCCGCTTGAATAATGTTTTGTCTTTCACTAGGTAATAGATAAGAATTTACACCAGGTTTTAGCCCGATAAAAAAAGTGTCTAACGTCCAAAGATTAACGTTGCGATTAGACCAATCACTAAGTAGAAAGTTTAAGGAACGGACGGCAGAATCTAGTTGCTGTGCCGTTGTGAAATCACCGAGTATGCCGATACGCTCATAAGCCTCTCTAATGATAAGCTCGGCGGTAATACTTTGAAAATTATAACTTCCTGATGAAAGCGGCATGTAAATCCTTTAATTTTTACGAAACACCAATTGAACATAATTATTTATAATTGCAAAAACTGCATACGTAATGTTGAAGCGGCAACATCGGCAGGCGTTATTTTAACAACCAGATTTCTAGCTATATCGGTCATTTGTAATATTTGTGATACGGATACGTACTCACTTATTTTGGATAGTACTAAATCATCAATAGCTTGAGTGTAAGTTTGGCCGCTATTACCGATATTTTGTAGTGACTCGTATATTGTATAAGTACATCCGGTTAAAGGTGCTTCCGTAATAAAATTCAATGCATATGCCATATTACTAATTCTTTTCTCGGTATTAAGAAGAATTAGCGAAAAATACCCATCTGTTGCATCGGTGCTGCTTGCAACCGTTCCGCCTCCCGGTATTACTCCGGTAACACTTATATTCGTTAACGTATCAAAATACTCGGTAGTGGGTGCATTGCCGCCGTTTAGACCGGTAACAATATTGGTTATAGGAACTCCGTTTTGAGCGCCGTTAACCGTAAATGTTGCTCCTGTAAAATCACCGGTAAAACTTAGGTTAATCTTTCTAACAAAGCCGCGTGCTATAAGACTAACAGTCCCTGTTACCGTATTTGCATACGACCCGTTTAATACAAGATTTTTACCCGTTACGGGAGTTTGAGTTAACGCAATCTCTTGCGCACTTTCAACAGGCCAATAATATTCATAAAACTCAGACATTAATTTGCTGCGCTATCCAATTCTACTTTTACTTCTTCGGTCTTTAATACTTCTAATACGCGAGTCAAAGCTTGAAACTCACCTGCTCTTATAGCTAGTAATTGAGCGGTTTTTTCCTTTTCTAAAGTTAACTTCTCAATCGACGTGACAGTTTCCTGTAAATATTTTACCAAGCTCAGGTGGTGTTCTTTTACGGCTTGCACATCTTTTTCTATTAAGATAATTTTATCTTGCATATAATCCTTTTATTTTAAAAACTTATTTAAGCAGCTATGCTTCCGCCGCCGATTACCCCGTTTGGCGTAAATACTCCGAATGAATAACGACCTGAAGACAAAACCGACATTGTTTCGGTAACCGGGTCGGTAGATACGTTGATTTTTAACGGTCTACGTTCAAAATGTTTACGGGTATTTTTAATATTAGTTAAACCAAACCAAGTGCTAGGGTTCGTCAAATAGTGGTTGTATATATAACCTTGTGGGATTGCGTTCATATTATATATAGCATTAATATCATTATTAGCCGTTCCTGTTCTAAAAACACTCTCAAGTAATCTACAACCGGAAAACATTAAGTCTTGCGGTAACAATAATTTCTCAATAGAAGCATTTATTAATAACCCTGCTTGATCCTTTAGCCTACCCGCTAAAATTATCGCCTGTTCAACACCTGCTTCGCTAAAATCAACTGCAGTAACATTATCACCGACTAAGTTACTATATGTACCACCGTCATAAGGATGAGCATTTGAGCATAAAGATTTACCGTCCCCGATAGGCACGGCCGTATTAAAAGCCTGATTAAAGACATTCATTGCCATGACTTCTCTAGTTTGCTCGTAAGAAGTAGTCAATGATTTTGTACCGTTATAGAATTTACCTACATAGAGATCATCTTCTATAGCTATGTTGGTAATTTGAAAACCCAAAGCAAATTCGCGATGAATAAATTGATATATGAATCTTTGACCCATACTATCCATTTCTATCGGTGAACCTTGTCTCTTCTCTAAAGCGTAGCCGGTATTTTTGATATCAACATCAATCTCTTCATTTTTAAAAGACTTAAATTTTTCAAAAACTTTGGCATATTCTCCTTTGTACCTAGCATACTCGACACCTACTTCATCAAGACCTGGTCTTAG